GTAATCCTGCTACAGATGTGAGGATTGATAACAACCCTGCCAAGATTCCTGCGGATATGGTAGCAGTCCAATTCACATCACCTAACACCACACTTGTTCCAACAGTCGCAATAATGGTCTGTGCGATTGTCTTAACAGCTCTGATTCCTGCGCATTTAATCCAGCTTTTTGTTTTGTTACTCATATTCAATCCTCCTTTCTGTTAAATCGAGTTTCGAGAAGATCAAGCCTGTGTTGAGCTTGTTTGCAACTCTCTTCGACTTTTATAAGTCTCTCATTGTAAGCCTTCAAATCTTCTCGCATTGTTGATATTTCGGTTTTTACATCCTGCATTGTCAAACTTATGTTGTCTAATTTCGCGTTAATTTTTGTGTCATTCATTACTCTTGCCTCAATCTCTTTGGTATCAGAACGCTTGTTGTTCTTCATGCCAAAATAGACAGAGAATACAACAGATATGATGCTGATTAGCAGAGCTATTTCGATTGTCATCAGTATCACCTCTTTATTTCTTATTTCCCACTCCCCACCACCTGTTATCGTAGGAACCCTAGAATGCAGTTAATAATTGCACTTGCATTCCGCACAAACATCTTTATTAAAACCTTGCAATGGGAATAATCCCATTGAACAGAGATTTTCGGTTTATAAAGGTCTTTTTAATCCCATCTTCTGAATCGGATTCCTGACCCTCAAGCCCAATCATGTTGTAGTCGTATAACGCAATATCTCGAATGTTTGAATAGTAGTTGCTTAAATCATTGCTTATCCGGTCTGTTGTGTAATATGTCGGATATCTCCTGCATTGCTTCACCTCTCGTATAGCATTTCTGATTTTCAACTCCAAAAGAGCGACATTAAACAGAGGATCGGCAAAAGATAGCTCTTTTGACAAATCATCTATCAAGGCTTGTTCCAGGTTAAATGTTTCTTCGCTCATGGGTCACTCTCCTACAATCCAAATACGTTGATAAAATACTTTTTCAGTTCCCCACCTGTCATACTCTCAGCACCTTCTACTCCTGTCCTTTTTGCCATTTCTCGCAGCTCCTGAACGCTCATCCGGTTAATATCCGTCTTTGTGTAATTTGTAGACTCTGCGACCTCTTCTCTCTGGCTCTCAGACAATCCGGTTTCTTTCAGAGCAGTTTCATATTCTTCTTCGATGGGCAACCATCCGGCTTTTAAAAAGGCAGCGAGTTGGTTTCCGTCCCTCGCTGCCATAACATGATTATCCTTTGTCAGTGTAATCATTATGGATTACCTCCATTTGCTGATTATGCGTTCTTATGTACTCCGATGGCATCTGCCTTCATATTGAGTACGAATGCATCATATCTCACACGCGCTTCTACCAATGCGCCACTGATTCCAGGAGCATTGTAGTTGATCTTAAACTCCTGCAATTTCACAGGAGAAGGAGCTGCAATAGGGTTGGTGATGATAAAGTCTACGTTCTCAGGCATATAATGAGTGGGAACCAAAATAACCGGTACACCGTCAATATCGCCAACAACACCGTTCATGGCGATCTGAGTTGCCATATCACCCTTCTTGGTAAAGTTCTCATCCAGCTTAATCTTGTTCAGGTAAGCAGGAGTAACTACTCCGATTCTACCGCCCTGAGGAGCCTTATCATCAGAGATTACTTCCTGAACGGCAAGCCACTCTTCGTAAGCGTTTTCCCTGGTTACTTCCTTTGTGATGATGTGAGACTTCCCAGAGAAAGTACCCTTAGTAGGCGCATTTGCTGCCAGAACAGACAGTCTGTAAGCATCCATAGCAGGAATTACCAAATTGTCGATATTCTCTGCCAGTGTAGCAGCTGCCTCCATGGTTCCATTGGTGTCCTGCTCACTAGCTGCATCAATGGTGTAGGTAAAGGACTTGTCCTGAGATACGGTCAGTTCCTGCTCATTGTTACCCAGCTCATCAGGAGTGCCGTACCGGTTGCTGCCGGTAACCTGATAATCATTCAAGGTAGCCAGGTTACGGGAGAATACCTTTACGGTCTTAACTCCTAACCAATCAAAATTGTTGTTTACAAGTGCAGCAGTGAGGGAACCCAGACGGAATCTCTCATCTACCTGAGATGCATACTTCTCTGCATAATTTGTTGCCATTTTGTTACCTCCGTTTTACTTTGTGATGTATTTATTGGATACGGAATTGAATCCCTTCAAAAAGGGATCTTCTTCTCCGTTGGAACCGCCAGACCCAGCATTGGCCTGTGGTCTGGATTTCAACCATTCTGTTTCTTTTTGTTTGATTAAGATTTCGGTATGTTGCTGCTGAATTGTGGCAAGCAAATCCATATCACCGGCAATCTCGGCCTCGGCAGCTTTTACCGCCAAATCCTCATTCATGCCCTGCAATGCGTATCTGGCTTTTGCTTCTGCTGTCTTTTTAAATGCCTCAAGGCTTGCTACATACTGCTTCTGCGCTTCGTCCTGTGCTTCTTTGTCCAGCTTTGCTTGCTGTGCCTCGGTAAGTACATCTCTGTACTTTTTGGTTACATCTCCCTTCTCCTTCAGAGCCTTATCTAACGCTGTCTTGTTCCTGGCAACCTCGATACGGAGTCTGGCTAATTCCTCCTCCATGGTCTCCTTACCACCCTGTCCTTCCGGATCGTCATGATGATCTTCTGCACCGGCTGGATGCTGTAAGGTAGGGTCTGTCTCGTCATTAGGGTTGATGTTCTTTTCAATGTTGTCTGCCATAATTCATTACCTCTGCTTTCTGTGTTTTTGAGCCTTCTCTGGCTATTGATTTGTTTGTGTTTTTTCATGTCTTCTCTGACATCTTGTGAGATTTATAAAGCCCCTTCTCTGGGGCATATAAAAAGCACCCATGTTTCCATGAGTGCTAATTTTTAAAAATATCTTGTACTGCATCTGCAATTGATAACTTCATCTGGAGATGGATTGTACATCAAATCTTTTGCGAATCGCATGATGCTATCGCCTACTACAAAAGGTGTGTCAATGGGGAGAACGGTTCCTCCTACCTCCAGGTGAGAATTTCTCTCTCTGTTATCCTTCATGTCAATCCATTGCTTCTTTGTCTTTCCGGTTTTTACTGCTTGCTTATACCGGCTGTACTCGCCGATTGTATTGGCTTCATTTTCAGCAATGAACTCTGCCCTATCACTAGATGTGTAATATTCATCCTCTATATGGTCTTGCGTGGCTCTAATTACCTCATCTGCTGTAAAATCTGCATATTCCTCTAGGTATTCATCCGGTTCCTCATACTTCTGTATGATTTTTTCTATGGAATGTGTGAGAGTTTGTTTTATGTAATCATCACTAATTCCATATCGGTCTTGAATATCTATAAGCGCAAAAAGAAGGAGAAGCTCATCCATAAGCTCCTCCGCTATTGCAATTCTTTTCTCTTTTTCATCATCTGGAATATCCATCTCGCCAAAGTATTTTTTAAACGGCATAGCCTTCCGTTTTATCTCAGCATTACTTCCAGATAATATATTCAGCTCATCAAAATCAATCATCTGTAGACTCCTGATCTGCCTTTTTCGGCTCTTCTTTGCTCATGCCGTCAATCAATGGGCTGTTCTGAATCTGCGCTTCATATCCACCATCTGTACTCTGTACATCTGGTGTCTGCTTTCCCTGTTCCTCTTTTTTGTCAAACAAGGCAGACTGATGTTTCTCAATGAGTTCTTTGCTGTCTGCCCATACCTGTGCATTATCGTCAAACAGGTTGATCGTGTTTATCGCGTGTAAACCATAAATACCGCTGTTAATCAGATTTGCCAACGCTGTAGTTTTTACAGACAGCTCATAATTCTTCATTCGCTTGATGCTCGGTTTCATGTCGGAATACCTAAGTTTTAGCAATGGATTATCCGGTTTGACATACGGAGATTTTTTGATTGCTGCCAAAACAGCTCTAACCTCCATCATTTTGCAACCTTCTATGATTCCCTGCTGCTTGTTTGCATCAGACTCAGCAGCTGTATATCCAGTAGCTCCATCCATGGCAACACCCGTAGAACCGGAATTGTCATTGTTTCTGGATGGAACAAAACATTTTTCTTTGATTCTGGCTACTCGGTAGCTTATCATATTAAGCATACCCTCGTAGTCATATTCGACAGAGAGTGGTTTTACAAACGGCTGTGCACCATCTTTTGTTGTCTGAGTCAGAATCCAGTCATTCGTCTCTGGTGTTTTGACATTTCCGTCCTCATCTTCCGGGAATTCAATGTCATTTCCATGCCATACGGCCTGAGTATTCTGATCTACATCATTGATAAAGTCGGAAATAAGCAGATTCAGGTTGTCCATCTCTGACATCTGCCGTTCAAAACATCCCATTCTATCATGGGAACGCACCCATTCGATAACAGGTATAATTCCCAAAGGGTTCTTCTCTCCGTTTTTATTTCCTTCTTTCCATCTTTCTGAATTTTTCCAATCTCTTTTGGATTCTCTCACAGGTTTTCCAGATTCAAACTTTGCCATATTCAGGAGTTCAAATCTGTATTTCCTTGTAAAACAGGTGAAGTGGAAGTTTCCCTGTTCATCGATCCGGAATGTGACAGATATCATAGGTCGATGATCGATGTAATAACTTGATTTAATAACAAATGCAAATCTTGGGTCAACGACATCAACTGTGAAATAGCTGTCTCCATCTACCCAATCCATGTTAATGTCAACGTAGGTGTAGCCGATTCCACATATTTCGATAAATCTTGCCAGCTGCTGCGTTTTGCTCTTGATATTCTGAGCTTCGTAGCATTCATTCAAAAGAGAGATTCCCTCAACCTCTTTGTCTGTTCCACTGTCATTCTCTCCACGCTGAACAAGAGTAATAGGATTTCCCCAGTTAAACGCAAGTTTAAACTCTGTAACCTCATTCGCAATATTATCATTGCAGATGCAATCAATCTCCGGCCTGTATTTTTTCTTTCTGGAGATTTTCTGGTCTCCTGCCTCATAATTTAAAAGATAGCCACAGTCGCTTGCGTTCTGCATGAACTCTGGCATTGCTTTTTGCAAAATCTCTATGATATTGTTCTCATCGATATCTACTACATCCGTAAATATCTCTTTCCTGCCATAGTTCATTTTCTTCACCTCATGCAAAAGTTATACCGGAGCTACAGGATCTTGGAACCCTTCTCTTGATCTCTGTGGTATCGGTATCAATGTGATACACTACTCTCCTACGGCATTTCATACATTCCGCAATAATGTTTATGGTTCC